ATTAGCCAAAGGACTAGCTGGTGGAGTAGGTGGGATATTAGGAGGGCTAGCCCTTAGTTCAGCATCGGATTATGCCAAAGAAAAGGGCATGGAAAAAACTGGGGCAGGGCTAGACATAGCATCTAAAGCTGCCAGCTTTGCAGGAACAGGTGCTATGCTAGGCAGTGTGGTTCCTGGTTTAGGCACAGTGGTCGGAGGCGGCCTAGGTGCATTAGCAGGTGGTGCTTACGGTCTTTATCAAAACTTTGGCACACTGTTCGGTAATAAGAAGCCTGAAGGCAAACCAATGACTGATGCTGCTGAGAATTTTAAGGCCACAATGAACACAGAGGAAATGCAAAGACAAACCAGTCAAGCAGAACTAGACAACAAAAAATCAGAAAAATCACCAATGGAAGTCATGCAAACAGAAATACAGGCCTTGAATAAGAACATAGCAGAAATGTTGAAATACACCAAAGACATGACTGAAAACACTAAACGAACCATGGATGGCATAGGAAAATTAAATCCCAATCTGTTTGCTAGATGATTAAATACAATATGTCATGGAAAAAATATTTTACCCCCGTTAAGGCAACATCCGGAACACTGAGTCCGGTTAGTGGTGCTACCAGTTCTCACACCAATCCTGCCCATAGAAACTACAGCAGTTATCTACCTGATGTTTATTCAGGGCACCCTAATCGTTTAGAACGGTATGGGCAATATGATACCATGGACGCAGACAGTGAAGTCAATGCTGCCTTAGATATTTTGGCAGAATTTTGCAGTCAAACCAACGAAGAAAACGGCACACCATTTCAAATAAAATTCAAAGATCCGGCTACTAATACTGAAATTAAAATTATCAAAAAGTATCTACAGCAATGGACCAAGCTGAATAAATTCCAACTGAGAATTTTTAAAATTGTACGCAACAGTTTCAAATACGGCGACTGTTTCTTTGTGAGAGATCCTGAAACACAATCATGGATGTTTGTTGATTGTGCTAAGGTAGATAAGATTATTGTCAATGAAAGTGAAGGCAAAAAGCCTGAACAGTACATGATTAGAGATTTTAATCCTAACTTTGAAACACTGGCCACAACAGCTATTAACCCCAGCAACGTCACAGGTGGTGGTAGCCAATACGGCGGCAGCTACGGCACAGGGCAGGGTGGTGCAGGCGGCAGTAGGGGTATGACCGGGGCCTTTCCCACTAACATTACAGGCACAAGATTCTCAAGAACAGAAAATCAATATGTGATCCCTGCCAAGCATGTGATACACCTCAGTCTAAGCGAAGGACTAGACAATAACTTTCCTTTTGGAACCAGTTTATTAGAAAGTATTTTCAAAGTTTATAAGCAGAAAGAACTGTTAGAAGATGCTATCATTATCTATCGTATACAACGTGCTCCGGAACGTCGTGTGTTTTATATTGATGTAGGAAACATGCCTAGTCATATCGCTATGAGCTTTGTGGAACGTGTTAAGAACGAAGTTAATCAACGCCGTATACCTAGCATAACTGGAGGTAGTCAAAGTGTTATCGATGCTGGATACAACCCTTTGTCAATTAACGAAGACTATTTCTTCCCACAGACTGCAGAAGGACGAGGCAGTAAGGTTGAAGTACTACCAGGTGGAACCAACCTAGGGGAAATTGACGACCTTAAGTATTTTACCAATAAGTTGTTTCGTGCTCTACGGATTCCTAGCAGTTACCTCCCTACTGGTCCTGACGATGGAGGAAGTAATTTCAATGATGGAAGAGTTGGAACCGCCTACATCCAAGAATTGAGATTTAACAAATACTGCGAAAGATTGCAAAGCCTAATGAATGATCAATTTGACACAGAATTTAAATTTTATCTGCATAATGAAGGCATTAACATAGATATGAATTTGTTCGATCTCAAATTTAATCCTCCACAGAATTTTGCCAGCTATAGGCAAGCAGAAATGGACACGGCTCGAGTTAATACATTTAATACTATGGTAGCAATACCTTTTGTCAGCAAGAGATTTGCTATGAAACGATTCCTTGGTATGACTGCTGAAGAAGTGGCAGAAAACGAAACCATGTGGCGTGAAGAAAATGTGGATGAAGGAGCAGAACTACCTGCAACCGCCGAGTTGCGAAGCGTAGGAGTTACCTCTGCAGGTATAGGATCCGATCTGTCAGCAATAGGTGGTGCAACAACTCCTCCACCTCCCACAGAACCTGGAGAAGAAGCTGCACCAGCTGGTGGTGCTGCACCAGCCGAGACCGCTCCACCAGCATAAATATTCATATGATACTGAGAGAATTTATCTATTTCGATCGTAAAAAGTCAGAGATGACAGATGATCTACGCTATAATAGTGACCGTGATACCAACATATTAAATCCAGATGATTTAAGAAAGACCAGATTGACCTTGAGCATGATCAATGATCTACGCAAGGCAGGTGAGGCTAGAGAAAAAGAGCGTCGTGAAGAACTAGGATTGGTACGAAAAATGTATGCTGCACCACCTCCTGAGGCTGCTGCCTAATAACTGACCAGTTAATTGCTGTTTCTCTAAAATAAATAATTCTGTAGAAATAATTGTTCTACTAAAAATCTCCTAAATTGCCAAAATTGTTAAATTTTGGCCTATTTCCTACATCATTCGTAACAATGCTGTAAATAACAGCACAGCCTTGCCGCTACCCTATAAGGAGATTAACCGCTATGTCTACTAAGTTTGAACAACTATTAGACTTTATTGTCAATGAAGAAATGGACAAAGCCAATGAGCTTTTCCATGAAATTGTTGTAGAAAAGTCAAGAGAAATTTATGAGAACCTCATTGCTGATGAGGAAATGGAAGAAAGTACCGACGATGAAGTCGACGAAGGTGCTATGGACGATGAAGTTGATGAAGGTCACGAAGAACTAGAAGATAGTTACATGATGTCCGACGAAGAGGAAGAAATGGGTCCTCCAGAAGAGACCGGTGATTTTGGTGACGACATCGGTGCTATGGGCGATGAAGAAGGCCCAGATGAGCACGCCAGTCCTGAAGAAAAAGTTAGATTCAGTATTCAACAGGCTATGGACGAACTGCAGGCTGCATTTGACGCCGCTGATGATTTAGGCGGTGGTGGCGATGAGTTCGGTGACGAAGAAGGTGGTGACGAGTTCGGTGACGAAGAAGAAACTGACGAAATGATGGGTGTTTTTGAAGGCCGTCGTTTACGTGAGTACACTGAAAAAGTTGGTAACGACTGGGAAGGCAACAGCCAAAAAACACAAGGTCAAAATGCAGGTGCCGGCACTGGCGACAAAGAAAGTGCTCCAGTGACAGGTCATAGTCCTATCAATCGTAAAGCTGACAGTGAAAAGCCTACCAGCACAGCCAACGCCAAGAACATTGGCCAAGGATACCATGAAGGACAGAAAGACACAGGTACAAGCCCTAACAAAGTAAACAACGGTATTGCAAAAACTGCCGGTGAAAAATTTGACAAAGGCCAAGGAAATGTTCCAGGTGGAAAAATGGGTATTAAGAACCTAAAACAAGTTGGCGAGTATGGTAAAGGTGAGCAGACCAGTCCTAAAGGTTTAAACGCCGGTGCTCGTACTGGTCAAAATGACAATCAAGGCGAAACCAATACTCGGTCAGTTGTAGATCGAAAGTATTAATTAGAGACCAGGGATGAAACTAAGTTATCTAAGAGAACATCTAAGTTTTGATCAATCAGGGATCGTCTTAGAATCCGACGACAAGGATGGCAAAAATCTTTACCTAAAAGGTATTGCTATCCAAGGCGGGATTCGTAACGCCAATCAACGAGTCTATCCAACAGATGAAATTGAACGTGCTGTTAAGACCTTGAACGACCAAATACAAAGTGGATACAGTGTTTTAGGTGAAGTAGATCATCCCGATGATTTAAAAGTTAATTTGGACCGCGTCAGTCACATGATCACACAAATGTGGATGGAAGGTCCAAACGGATATGGAAAGATGAAAATCCTTCCTACACCAATGGGCAATTTAATTCGAACCATGCTTGAAAGCGGGGTAAAACTCGGAGTCAGTAGTAGAGGCAGCGGTAACGTTGATGATATGAGCGGCAAGGTCAGCGAGTTTGAAATTATTACCGTAGATATAGTTGCCCAACCCAGTGCCCCTGGAGCATATCCTACTCCTGTTTACGAACATTTAATGAATGCTCGTGGCGGGAATAGAGCATTCAAGGTAGCACAAGAAGTCAAAGAAGATCCAAAGGCCCAGAAATATCTGAAAGAATCCCTCTTGCAGATTATTAAAGGTCTAAAATAAGCCCGAGGAGAAAAAGCAAATGGACGCATTCAAACAATTGGTCGAAAGCGGAGTAATGTCAGAGGACACTCGTTCTGTGATTGAAACCGCATTCGCTCAAAAGATTCAAGAGAATCGCGACCAAGTCACCGCTGAACTTCGTGAAGAATTTGCACAGAAGTATACACATGACAAACAAGTCATGGTAGAAGCAATCGACAAGATGTTAAGCGACAGATTGGCCGCCGAAATGGCCGAATTGTACGAAGACAAAAAAGCTCTAGCAGAAACAAAAGCAGCATATAAACAGAAAATTTCTGAAGATGCTAAAAAGCTAGAAGGGTTTGTTATTCGTCAATTAGGTAAAGAATTAGTAGAGTTCCAAGGAGATCGTCAAAAGGTTTCTGAGAACTTTTCTAAACTAGAGCAGTTTATAGTACATGCTCTAGCTAAAGAGATCAACGAATTTGCTATTGATAAACGTAATCTAGCTGAAACCAAAGTCAAGCTAGTTCGTGATGCAAGATCTAAATTTGAGGATATCAAACAAAACTTCATTAGTCAGAGTGCTAAAGTGGTTGAAAGTGTGATCACTAAAAAACTGTCTTCCGAAATTACACAATTAAAAGAAGATATCGAAAGTGCTCGCAACAACAGCTTTGGTCGCAAGATCTATGAAGCGTTTGCACAAGAATACGCAGGTTCTTACTTGAATGAAAAATCTGAAACAAGTAAATTGTTAAAGATTCTTACCAAGAAAGATCTACAACTTGCGGAAGCAGCAAAAGCCGTAGCTGAAAAAACTGCTATCGTTGAAACCAAAGAACGCGAACTTCGTGTTACTAAAGATTTAATGGAGCGTAAGCAGGTTATGGCAGAACTATTGGCACCTTTAGGTGCCGACAAGCGACAGCTAATGCAACAACTTCTTGAGTCAGTTCAGACCAAGAAACTTGCTGATGCTTATGATAAATACCTACCAACAGTAATGGAAGGCGAGAAGAGAAAAGTAGCGAAACCTACTTTGACAGAAAGCACCGAAGTGACTGGAAATCGAGAACAAAAGCCCGAGGTAGGCTTAGACAATATTATAGATATCCGCAAACTAGCGGGTCTAAAATAAAACATTCAAGGAGACATAAATGTCAAAACTTTTAAATGAAAGATGGTCCGAGACCAAAGAAGCTCTGCTTGAAGGCCTACAAGGTAACCGTCGTGCAAGTATGGGTGTTTGCCTAGAAAATACACGCCGTTTTTTGGCTGAAGCAGCAACCGCAGGTTCAACAAGTGCTGGTAACGTTGCTACACTTAACCGTGTAATTCTTCCAGTTATTCGTCGAGTTATGCCCACTGTGATCGCTAACGAAATCATTGGCGTTCAGCCAATGACAGGTCCAGTTGGTCAGATCCATACTCTACGTGTTCGTTATGCTGATTCCGGTGACAACGTGGTAGCAGGTGAAGAGGCTCTAAGCCCATTCAAGATTGCTGCTGCTTATTCCGGTGGTAACGTTGATGCAACACCTAAAGCAGGTCTTACATCATTCCTAGAGGGTACACCTGGTAAGCGTATGAGCATCCAGATCCTCAAGACTCCAGTTGAAGCTAAGAGCCGCAAGCTATCAGCTCGTTGGACATTTGAGGCCGCTCAGGATGCACAAGCTCAGCAGGGTATCGATATCGAAGCTGAAATCATGGCTGCTCTAGCCCAGGAAATCACAGCTGAGATTGATCAAGAGATCCTAGCTAGCCTACGTGGACTAGCCAGTGTTGAGGAGACCTATGACCAGTCATTGGTTAGTGGTACAGCAACATTTGTTGGTGACGAGCATGCCGCTCTAGCTATCCAAATCAACCGTGTCAGCAACTTGATTGCTCAGCGTACACGCCGTGGTGCTGGTAACTGGGCAGTTGTTTCTAACCAGGCTCTAACAATCCTACAGAGTGCTACTACAAGTGCTTTCGCTCGTACCACTGAAGGTACATTCGAAGCACCTACAAACACCAAGTTTGTTGGTACACTAAACGGTGCAATGCGTATCTATGTTGACGCTTATCTAAGCGACACATCTGACTCCAATCAAGTTCTAGTTGGATACAAAGGTTCTAGCGAGGCAGATGCTGCCGCGTTCTATTGCCCATATATCCCTCTAATGAGCTCTGGGGTTGTACTTGATCCAGCTACCTTCGAACCAGTCGTTGGTTTCTTAACACGCTACGGCTATGTTGAGCTTTCCAATACTGCAAGTTCGCTAGGTAACGCCGCTGACTACTTAGGAAAAGTTTCGATCACATCCGCAAACGTTTCTTTCAAGTAATCAAACAGCAACACACTGCAACAAACAGAAAACGCCCTACGGGGCGTTTTTTGTTGACTATAATATAAATAGTTTGTATGATTTACATAGGGTAAATTTTATGCAGAAATCCAACTGCGTACGGCCTAGAACGCCGTAATTTTTCAAGGAGAAAAAAATGGGACGTCCGATTAAGAAAAAGTTTTTTGGTAATACAAATCCACCAGGCTATGGATCTGAACAGCTAGGTAGTGGTGTAGGTGGAGAAGGTGTATCTAGCGTTACTGTAGGTACAGGTGGATCAGCACCAACATCGACACTGACAGTAACAGTAAGTTTTACTGCTCCTAGCATTGCAGGGGGTGTTACAGCTACTGGTATCCCTGTAAAAACAGGTAACACAGTTACCAGCGTTACTATAACTGAAGCTGGTAGTGGATATACATCAGCACCTACGGTAACGTTTACTGGTACTACTATGACTGTGCAAGGGTCTGGTACTGCTGTATTGACCAGCTCAAGACAAGATGCTATCACAATTATCTCTTATCTAAGCACAGCAAGTCAGTCGAGAACTAACGGTGATATCATCAAGCAAGAATCCAGTCGTCGTTATTTGGTTCAGAACCAAGACGGTCGTGGAATTTGCAAATTGACCACTGGTACACTAACTGGTGGATTTATGCATATTATTGCTACAGAATGGAATAGTAGCACGTACTATGTGACCAAGTTGACAACCAACAAGGCAACCTTGTATCAACGTAGTTCTACAGGTACTGGTTACACATATGCCACTGGTGCTGTTGCAAAATGGACCATCGGTAACGCTACAGGTACCGTAGTTTCATTGAATCATACAATTTAATTGTAGATACATCTTGAAAATAAGGGGCAAATCAGCCCCTTATTTTATAGATAAATACGGGCATGGCTACTAACTGGGCATTACCTTCCTCCATTGAACAGTATTCTGAAGATCAAGCAGAAAATATTCATATCACTTGGACAGGAGATTTTAATAATCTAACCAGATCAATTGGTAGAAGCATTAAAACTTCTAAGGATCTATTACACATAGCAAGAGATCCTCGCCATGATATAGTTGATAAAACTTATTATCTGCGAGTCACAAATTTTAATTTCAACTATATCCCCAATGTTGTCTCTGGTATAGAGGTCAGATTATCTACTAATAGATATGGCAGGATCACTGATGA